ATTACTAGCTTTTCTGCAACAGGAATAGCGTGCCGAAGCGTGGCTACTTCACTACTAGCAGATGCGACATCAATCACGGCAGTATCTAACAAATCAATGACGGTAAATCGGAAGAAGTTAAAATACTCTCCTGACTCACTAAAGATTACGTTTTCATCTGATAAGACACCTAGCCTGTTCTTAAACAGGAATAGGTTGTTAATGGTCTTGCCTATAAAGGTGGGGTCAGGGTTTGTAATGGTGTCCCCAACAAGCCTGTTACCCCATGCAAATTTACTATACTCGTAAGTCGGAGTACCCGAAGCAGAGCTAGTGTGAGGTTCACTGTCAGCAGGCTTAAATACAAATGTACCGTTTGCTTGTTTTATTAACAGGTGCGGCATTGTAGTGGGGCTAGGACTTAATCCATTTACAATATCAGGCCCAGAGCATTCTTCCCATACCCCTTCACCTACTCCACCAGCTTCAGCGTTTGTCACAAACTTTACGTAGTAATCATCTACTCCTGCATCGGGTTCTCCTTCTACTTTCATAATCATTTTGTCATGAGCATGAAGTGGGAGTTCGGTAAACTTTTGTGTTTTATCCTTAAACGATTGAATGTATGAGTCGCTATAAGTATTTGTTGTTGTAATAGAAAACTCAGCATCAGAAGATAAATATATAGCGGGGCCAGAGGCTTCAGCTCTTACTGTGTTGGTGTCACTACCAGATTGTTGTTGAAGTATTTGAAACCAAAAGTCTCCAGGTTCAACACCGCCATTGTAATATGAAGAAGCCGTAAAAAGACCTCCACTTGGGTAACCACCGGAGGAGTCATGTAACCAACCATTTCCAATTTGAATGTCGTACCAACTAGGCGGGTTCGTCCATTGAGTTTTTTTTTGTCTTCTTTGCACTAACCAGTACAACGTGCCTGTTGCGGGTGTAAACGGCGTGTTAAAAGTTAAAGATTGAATTTGATAGGCCGAAGTCTCTGAACCTATAACAGAAGCTACTACTGTTCCTGTAGGATTGCCGCTATTGTCCTCTCTTATTTCCCATACGTAACGACTATCAGGGTTATAGTTGGTATCTGGATTACTTTTCCAATTAAACCCCGTAATTGGTTGCGTAGAGCTGACTTGAAAACCTTGAGCGTTTAAAATTGACGACTGAACATCAACCCTTTGCGTAGGAGTTGTAAATTCAGCATTTGTGCTTGCTTCTACGTTAGTTAAAGCAGTCGCTAAATTAGTCGCAATTGTGTTGGCATTTGGAGCATTTGTTCCAGCAACCGTAGCAGTAATTGTTTCATTACCTTGTTTTACCTTTACAACATAGTCTGAGTCATATGCTTGAGAAATAAAGATTAAGGCTTCATGTTCGTTAATAGAGCCAGGTGTGTCCCCGGTCATTTCAGTAACTTTTTCAGTGTTAGTAACGAAAGTTACATCAGCAATTGTAAGAGCTTTGATAGAAGTATCAGGTGTATTAGTGTCTAAATAAGTGACATCATCTACACTTGTTCCCGCTCCTCCGCCAATCTCTACCGTCTTTTCAGTGCCGTTTAAGTCATAAACACGTATGGACTTGTCTCGAATAAGTACCGTGTATTTTTCATTGCCTTCACGGTTGATTGTATGAATGAATGTAGGAGCATCAGCTGTTAAGTTTGTTTTACAAACATGCTCAGTCGGTAAACGCTTAGACAAACCTTCTACTACAGATGGGTATCCGTTTTCTTGAGCGGTACATTGAGTGTCAAATCGCAACGCATCCGGCTGCTGACTTACCCCATTCATTAGGTTTGGAAGAGTTTTACTAATTAGCATTTCACGCCCTGTCTAAGCGGTTAATAACGGAAGTGCGGTCCACAATTTTAGCAACATCGTAGTTATCAAAGATTGAGTAATCAGCCGTTTCCATCTCAAACTCTCTGAGAGAAAGAAGAGCAGCCATTTCATCTCCACGAGTAAACCGAGAAATCTTCTCAGAGCCTAGTAAACGATCTTGATATATCCGAGAAGCACGGATCATAATGTATCGTTTGACGTTTTCAGGAAGGTCGTCCCACTCTAATAAAGAAACCGTTGTGTATTTAAGGGTCTCTGTAAACACGTAGGAATTAGTTTTCTTGTTGAATAACTTTGACCCACGAATAACGATGTCATAAGAAGAGGTGATGTTTGCACCTTCAAGGTCAACTCTAACTACATTACTAGCCAGGTTTACATTGCCGGTGCTATCAGGAGCTAATGCGACATCGTGTTGTGTGTTGAAGTGCCACGGTGTTGATTGAACTTCCCGTGAGATTTCATCAAGAATAGATTCAGCAATACGAACATCCGCTGTTACTGAAGTCAGGTTGTTGACCGGAGCTTCTCCCACGGTACTCAACATAGTGTTGATTGCGTTGAGCTTGGTCGTGGTAGACATTGCCATAGGTCATAACCTTTCTAAAAAGAAATAGGACAGGCTCCCTTTCGGGAACCCGCCCATTGAGTTGTATAAGAACTAATCAGGACTCTTTAAGACCAATACATGCGTCTGCACGAAGGTAATTATGTCCCATAGCAAACTTGGAAACCATTAAGGTTCCTTGGTTTTGGACAAGGTAATCACTTTCAACTGCAAGATCGAGGAGCTTAACAGTACCAACGCCTGAGCGATGGAAACAAACGCCACGATAACCAGCAAACGTGGTTCCTGAATAACCTTCATTAGTCTCTGCGTTCGTTACACCTGCATCAGCAAATGGTGAGTTACGCACGCTAGTCGAACCAAGGACAGGATCAACTGTACCAGAAGCATCATCATCTTCGTTTGCAGTTGGAATGTGGTTAGACATCATGACCTGAATACCACCGACAGTAAGGGCTTGCTCACCACGAGTAGGCGAGGCAGTGCCACCAAAGTCACGGTTCATGATGTTTGTGCCTTGACCGGCTGCACCTGATTTAAGGATGTTATAGAAGGTGTCAGGAGTAACAACGGCATAACGGTCCCCTTGAGGAACATCAGTTTCATCAAACTTCTGAGCACAGTCCAGAAGACCTTGGACAGCAGCATCACCAGTGGTGCCAACAACAACACTTCCACCACCTGCGTTGCCAATTGGATCAGCAGCGTCAAGTGAACCCGCAATTACAGTACGAAGTAGTGCCTTATCAGCATGGTTGGAAAGTGCGTAGCCGATTTCCTTAGAGTAAATGCTTCGGACATCGTAGTGGTTCATTGCTTCATCAATGTTTGCAATGAATGCAGATGAGGTCAGAAGGTTATCAATATGGATAACACGTTCAGCGTGGTTAATAGCACCACCAAGAATCTCTGCACCCGGAACATGGTATGCAGCAGTTGCAACACCAGTCATTGGGAATTGAGCCGACTTACCACTTGTGATAGTTCGGACAGTATGCAAAGGCATCATTACGTTGCGTTCTGCAAATGAGGCAAGAACCTCACCTGAAAATTGTTTCAGAAAAATTTCATAAGCGTCACCTGAACCACCAGATTGTCCAAGCCTTGAGGATGTCATATCAGACATTAGGTATCTCCTAATTAAAAGTTAGAGGTATAACAAAAACGTATCGTGTTTAGACGACAGGCTCGTGTCACACTTCTGACTGACTGGTTATCCGCCGCGACGGGCCACGCTTACAGTGTTTAGAGTTGCTTCGACATCAACACATTACCAAGTCTTACAAGCCCAATATCTAGGCTTGTCTTTAGGACCGGGATTTTCACAATTATGACGGGCACGGAAACTCTTCCGCCTATCAGGTTGATCTTTTTTGATCTTCATATTCGGATCGCCAAACATCACCTTCTTGATTTTACCGCCAGATTTTATAAATACTTTAGATTTCTTTCGGCCATGTCCGGGTTCCCCTTTATTGATTCTCATCACTTTATTAAGGGGTACTTTTTTGCCCTGATACTCAGCCATAGTTAATCAATTCTATTTTCAGTTTTTAAGTTTATGTCAGCACTTCCTGCAAACCATCCTTCAGGAAGGCTTACTTTGTTTGCAGAAAGTTCCCATTCGTTACCGTTCCACACATAGATATGGCCCCGAACATCAGGGCCAAGTCTTACTAATCCTTCACTTGTCTCCACGAATACGACTCTTGAACCTCCGCACCCTGTCAGCCCAAGCATTGGTATAACCAGCAGGGACATCAGGAGCGTCAGTTGCAACAGTTGCTTCATTCGCTTTCTCCACAGCAATCGGGATTAGTACTCTAAATATCTCAACAAGAGCTTGTATGAGGATGGCAAACATCACTCAGTCTCAGCGTCCACCTTCTTCAAGGTGAGCCTAGCCCCGGTGTAACCAAGAGCTACAAGAGCAGCAGAAACAAGACCAATGATCTGTTCCCAAGGTCCTTCAGTTGGAATAACTCCGGCTGCTACTACGCCACCAACAATTGTTGCAGCGGCAGAGAGCCAAAACTCGGTTGTCTTAAATCCAGGCTTCATAATAGTTCCTATTGTGTGAGGTTAGATACAGCAAGTTTATCTTGTACGTGCTGACGGAATGCAGGATCATTTTTATACTTTGCAGTTTGCATATCAGATGAGACTTGTTGCCAGCTTTGGTAGCCTTCGCTTCCACCTGTTGGGGAAACATTTCCACGGGCTAGATTAGGTGTGTCACCATTAGCAGCTGTGTACTGAGCATGAAGACCTTTAGCTACCATCTTGGCAGTGTTGATGTCGTTGCTAACAATTGCAGCGTCATAAGCCGCAATATCTTCTTGAGACAAATTATCCTTAGCCCATTCAAGCATACTCGAATAAGACTCCTGCCCACCTACTTCATCAAAGATAGAGTTCTGAGCTTGCGAAATTCGAGCTTTCTGTCCTTCGACATAATCCTTAGTTAAATCCTTTGGTATTCCAAACTCGGATTCGATGCGAGATAGTGACTCTTCGGAAAGCTCACCTTGCTCATAGAACTCAGTTGAATACTCTTGAATAGCTTCAGGAGTAATCCCAGTAGCTTCAACTAATTCATCCGCTTCATCGCTCTCGACGTGATCTGTTGTTTCTACTTCTTCAGTGTCTTGACCCATTCGAGACTCAAGCTCGCTATAAGCCTTTGCCATTGATTCAGCAGAATCAAACTTCTCAGGCAACCACTCGGGACGTTCTGCTTCAGTAGTATCTTCAACAATTTCCATTGGTGCTTCAGAGCCAGTTACGCCTGTTTCCATTTGAATTCTGTCTGCCATGTATTAGCTTCCTTGCTGTTCTTGTGCTTCAATTTGCCGGGCTTCACGGCCTTGACGATCCATGATATCGAGAGCCTGTGGCCCAAACTGTTGTATGGCTTGTTGCTGCTGTTGTTGCTGTGCTTCAGCCATCAGTTCCTCTTCAGTCTTAATTAGACCGGCAAGATCAATACCAAGGGCCGTTGCCCTACGCTTAATATACTCTCTTAGGTGGACGTATTGTCCGATTACTTCAGGAGAACCTATAGTTTGTGTCATTCCCTGAAGGAAGAAGTCCAGCCGTTGTAGATCGCTGCCACGGGCAAGAGCTTCGACACCCGTAATGATAGTTGGAGCGATGAATTTCTTGGGTAATTTGGGTAGCTTCTTAGCTTTCTGAAGCCGGTCCATCATTCGATTAACCAAGGGGAGCTGGAGTTCTGCACTTAACAGACTAAAAGCTCCACCAAGCTGCTTTTCAATAGACTGACTTAACAGTCGAATCTCTTCAGCGGTTACTCGCTCGGCTTGTCGAACGGTAGACTCGGTAAGCAGGAACGCAAATGAAAGCCTCTCCGTGATCGAGTTAGCCGTCTGGGCTGCGATATTGAGATCAGCTGACTTCTGGCTTTGGAGAACGGATACATCTTGAGCATTGCCCTCGACGATGGCTCCATTACCGGATTTAGCAAGGGTCTTAGCTCTTGTCGTACCGTTTGGGGAAACAAGGAATAGGATCTTGGACGCGGCTGCTGCACCTTCGACGATGGATTGAGTAAGTCCTTCAAGACTTCGGATATCACCAAGATACTGTTCGACATAGCTTCTACCATAGTCCTCGCCTTCAACTGCATACATTCTTAGGGGTAGGAATGGCAGCTTGTCAGCGGGGAATGTTCCCCTACTGCCCGGAACTTCAGTCTCGCCAACTGTTTGATAGACCTCATACTTTGTATCGCTAATCCGATGGATGCAGGTGTATAGGTCTACAGACTTATCAGTGGTATCACTAGCCATCCCACCGACTTCACCACGAATCTCTTCGGGGAGCTGGTCAGGCTGAACACTTTCTTTGGTAATGATGTTTAACGGTTTACCCATTGAGCACCGCTGTACAACATACCGGCTGAGTGGGAACACCCTAAGACCACCCTCTTGTGGGAAGTGGATCAAGCAGTTGCCGCCCACAATCAGGTGTTTTAGGATTTCAAATAGAGACACCCTGATGTTTGAGGCTTCAACCTCTTTCATCACAGCTTTCTCAATCTCAGCTAGGCTTTGTTCAATCTCAGTCTTAACTTCGGGTAGACCCTCAACCTGACGCATTGCAGCATCATCAATGACCAACCGAAAGAATGGACTGTTCGGTGGCAAGAGGCTGAGAAGCAGTGAGGAAGCTAGGTTATTAACACCCCTTGCCGCTGTGCCGTTGAATGGGCAGGGGAATTTACGGCTTCCTGAATGTCCTTCATCTGGAATCAGAGTAGGGATACTAACTCTGGAACAGTCTCTAGCACGGTCAAGGAACGAGAACCTGCTGCTCTCAAGTTGGGTGTACAGTGATTTTCCAGCGTTATACATTTAGTTCCGATCAAGACATTATCTGAAGACCAGGATTAGTTCTTAAAGCTGATGTACCACGGCGACGGCGTGAGGGCTTTTTACCTGCACGGCT